ATCATAAAGTGATCTGCTGCTACGGCTGTTACTTCTGTTAATCCCGAGATTCCTGTTGCTGGGAATGTATTTATATTAGTTTGACTGTGTGTCATTACCTCAACAGCCGATCCATTTGGTGGAGCTGTTGAGAAAGCTAATGTTGTTCCTGATACTGTATATGTGTTTTTAAACTGATAAACACCATCTATATAAACTTGTGTGTTATTTTCGTGTACTGGATTTATACTAAGTGTAAAGTCTGTAGTGGAACCATTTCCACTAAAGTTATTAACATTAAGTCCATCTCCAGCTACAGTTGATTTGACAGAATAAACTGTCATTGTTCTACTGTCTGGTAGTGCGTCTGCTAAAGTTAGAGTTGTTCCACTAAGACTGAAGGCTGCTTGATTCTGGAATACACCATCAATGAATACTATTAAGTTATTTTCATTACCTGCGGTTTGTGATAGTGTATATGTTAGGTTACTATTACCATCTGTGGAGTTAGCATTTGTGAAACTATCATAAGTGAAAGTGTTGCTTCCACCTCCGCCAATTTCTCCCCAGCTATCAGTATATCCTTCGAATTTACTATCTGTAGTATTATATCGAAACATTCCAGCAGCCGGTGATCCAGGCCTTTGTCCTGTTGTTCCGTCTGGCATTCTTATTGCCCCAGTACCACTAAGTACTAAATCGTCTGCTAATTGATCTCCTGTAATTTGATTATCGTCTATATGTTGTGTTAAAATTGCGTTGTTTGCTATCTTATCACTTTCTACAGCGTCGTCAGCTAAATTAGTAACTGTAATTGTATTTGCGGCTATATCCGCTCCAACAATACTTCCATTTACTATACTTGCTGATACTACAGCGTTGGCAGCAAGTTGATCTGCTCCAACTGCATCATCTGCTATCATTGCTTGTTCTACAGCATCATTTGCTATAGTAAGTGCAGTTGCTACATTTGCGCTTCCATCTACTGAACCAGAACCCGTTACATCTCCTGTAAAGGATAGAGTTCTTGCACTCGTCCAAGACGCTGCTGTTCCTGTAGTATTTTGGTTTAGTGTTCCTATTACAAAGTCTAAAGTATTATCTCCATCTTCATAAGTTACTGCGATACCTGTTTCTGTGTTAGAGCCAACCATAGCTCCTATTGTATCTGCTATATATTCATTAAGTGCTGTTCCGTCAACTGTATAAGCATCAGCTTCTAGTGTTCCGTCAATATCTGCATTACCAGATATATCAAGTGTAGCTGATGTTAAAGCTCCAGCTATTGTTAAGTTACCTGAACTAGGATTATATGTGAATCCTGTATCAGTTTCAATTCCTTGTGTACTTGTAGCTCCATCTACAAAGACTGGATATACTGTCTCATCTGTTGTATTATTAGCACTTACTGTTACATTTGTTGCTTCTGTTGCTGTTGCGACAGCAATATTAGCAGTACCATCAAATGATGTACCACCAATAGTCCTTGCTGTTTCTAATGCTGTTGCTGTGGCTGCGTTTCCTGTAGTATCTTGGTTAAGTGTGCCAACTACTAAATCAATAGTATTATCACCATCTTGATAAGTAGCAGTTATACCTGTTTCAGTATTTGAACTGAACATTGCTCCTGCTGTATCGGCAATATATTCTGCTAATGTTGTTCCATCAACTGTGATTGCGTCTGCTTCAAGAGTTCCATCAATATCAGCGTTTCCTGATATATCAAGAGTTGTTGCATCTAGTTCACCTGCAACAGTAACAACCCCACTTGCTAGTGTGATTAAATCTGTATCTCCTGTGTGTCCAATTACTGCGCCATCAATTACAACATTATCTACAGTAAGTGCTGTTAATGTACCTAAGCTTGTTATGTTTGTTTGTGCTGCTGTTGTAACCGTTGCGGCTGTTCCAGAAGTGTTACCTGTAACATTACCTGTTATATTACCTTCTATATTTGCTACTAGTGTTCCTGTAGTAATACTTAAATTACCAGTACTTGATCCAGTAGCAGTTGTTGTTCCTAATGTAAATTTATCTGCACTTTCGTCCCATGCAAATATTGCGTTATCACCAGTACTTCCTCTTTCTATAACGATACCACTATCGTTAGCATTTGAGCCAGCACCATTATTGAGTTCTATTAGATTATCAGAGATAACCATGTTTGTAACAGCATTAGTACTTGTAGTACCATTTACTGTATAGTCACCTGTAACTATTAGGTCTCCTGCGATTGTTACATCATCTGGTAGTCCTATCGTAATAGCATTATTTGAAACTGTTGTATTTACTTCATTTGAAGTTCCAGCAAAAGTTAAAGTATCTGTACCAACTGTAACAGTATCATTACTTCCACTATCTGCTGCGATTGTAAGTGTAGAACTTGTAGCCGCAGTACTCGCTGCCGTTATACGACCTTGAGCATCTATTGTTATTACTGGGATTGCTGAACTTGAACCATACGCTGCAGCTGTTACTGCAGTATTTGCTAGTTTTGCTGCTGTTACTTGGTCATCAGCTATGTGTGCCGTATCTATACTTCCATCAGCATAGTGCTCGCTATCAATAGCATCATCAGCTATTTTAGCCCCTGTAACTGCATCTGCTCCTAATTGAGCAGTTGTTACTTGTCCATCATCTATATGTCTAGTGAGAATACTGTTTTGAGCTATCTTAGTGCCGTCTACCGCATTATCGGCTATATTACCTGTTGCGATTGTATTGGCAGCAAGTTCTCTAGTAGTAATATTATTTTCAGCAATCATTGCTGATTCTACAGCATTAGCTTGTATTGTTGCTGCGGCAGTTACATTTCCACTACCATCAAATGAAGGTGATGTCCAAACAACATCTCCAGTCATTCCTATTGTTCTTCCTGTAGCTAAAGCTGTTGAAGTGCCTGGTACAATATTTGCTGTACCATCGAATGAAGTTCCACCTATTGTTCTTGCACTTGCTAGTGCTGTTGCTGTTGCCGCTAAGCCAACCGCTATATTAGCTGTACCATCAAATGATGTTCCACCTATTGTTCGTGCTGTTTCTAGAGCTGTAGCTGTAGCTGCGTTACCTGTAGTATCTTGATTAAGAGTTCCTACTACTAAATCTATTGTTCCGTCGCCGTCTTGGTATGTTGCAGTAATACCTGTTTCAGTATTACTTGTAAACATTCCACCTGCTATGTCTTGTACTTCCTCAGTACTTAGTCCCGAATCCGCCCCCCAAGCTATATCTGTTCCATCTGATTTTAATACTTGTCCATTTGAACCTAGTGCTAAAACTGCTGGATTTCCGCTTGAATCTCCATATATAATCTTGCCTCGTGCAATACCTGCCATTTTAGCAAGAGTAACTTGATCATCTGCTATATGAGCTGTATCGATTGATCCATCTGCATAATGTTCTGAATCAATAGCATCATCTGCTATTTTAGCTCCTGTAATAGCATCAGCTGCTATTTGAGCTGTGCCTACTTGCCCGTCATCTATATGACGAGTTAAAATTGAATTCTGTGCTATTTTTGTGCCATCAACTGCATTATCAGCTATATTACCAGTTGCTATTACATTAGCTCCTAGTTCTCTACTTGTTATAGAATTTTCTGCTATTTTTACTGCTGTAATTGCATTATCAGCTATTAATAAAGTAACAATAGTATTGGTTGCAATCTCCCTTGCTGTAATATTATTCTCTGCTATTAGAGTCGAAGTTACAGCATTAATAGCTGGGAAAGTATCAATTGGTCGTTTTCCTATATATGCCATCTTATGTTTGCTCCATTACTGATACGATTGTATCAACTGAACTTGCCGTGTCTGAAACGACTCTTATTAAATCCCCTGTTTCTAGTACCAATTTCTGGTCTCCACCTACCGCTACTAATGATCCACCTGTATAAACTTCAGCATTTTTCACTACATAATAATAGGCTGTGCCAGAACTATCGTACACTCTAATACTTACCAATATAGGGCTAGTACTTGTTACATTTGCACAAGTAAGTCCAATTACGGTAGTAGTAGTTGAGCTAGGGGTAGTATATACTGTGACTTCAGTAGTCCCAGTAGCTGCCGCTGCTGCGTTTTTAAAAGTATTTGCCATTTTTTATTATCCTAGTGCTATTGCTAAAGCGATAACATCGTCCTCATTCGCGTCTATTGCTTTAATAGAATCATCTTGTTTGCGAATGTATAATTTACCATCAACAGCACTTATTGCTACTTCTCCAACTACAATATCGTCTGTAGTCGGTGCTGTTGTATTTGAAGTATTTCTTTTTAATTTTATTACTTGATCAACCATTAGCTATATGTGCCTCCATCTATTGCTTGCATAACCCAAGCACTACCATTAGATACTGGTATAAATCCTGAAGTACCTGCCGCTGTTAATCCTGTTCCACCTTTATTTACTGCTATAGCTGTTGCTTCCCAAGTACCTGAAGTAATAGCTCCAACAGTTGTTAAGTTTGATAAACTGTCAATAGCATTTTCAAAAGTTGCTTCTGTTGTGGCATCTATATTATCAATATTTGTAAGTGTTAAAGTTCCAGAACTATCACTAAAAGGATAAGAGTCCCCAACTTTAAAACCACTACCACCTGAAACAACTTCTATATTTGCTTTCAAAGTTGCTTGTGTGCCAGAAAAGACACTTGAAGAATCTGTTGCATCATGTATAAATGCGAATTTTCCATCTGAATCATCATAACCCATGAAAGCAATCTTAGCTCCACTAGAGTTATACTTCATTTTTATTCCTCTGTCAAGGTTATCATCACTTGAAGAAGAACCTATTTCGAATACAGGATCTGCTATTGAAACAGTAGTAGAATTAACAGTAGTGGTAGTGCCAGCAACCGTTAAATTTCCTGTAACTGTCATATTATCATTAACTGTAACTTCTGAAGTTGTGTGTCCTATTGAAATTGGAACTCCTGAAGTTGATGTACCTATTCCTATACCACCAGTAGTATCTGTAGTATTTATATCTACATCATCACTTGCATCTACTTGAAAAGTAGTAGGATTAAAGTCTACTGCTCCATCAACTGTTAATGACCCATCAATATCTGTATTATCTAAGTTAGTAGTACCGTCAACATCTATATTGCCTGATATATCTAATGTAGCTGCTGTAAGAGTTCCTGCTAAAGTAACATTCCTAAAACTTGCCGCATCTTTATTTGAATCTACAACTACTGCTTTACTTGCAACTACTGTTCCTGCAACGGAACCATCTAATAGGTTAAGTTCTGCTGCTGTGGAAGTAATTCCATCTAATGTATTTAGTTCTGCAGCTGTAGCTGTTATTAATGTATCGGAACCTGATGTTCCTAAATATAATGCTGCGGTTCTTAACTCTGAAGTCGATTTATTTGCGTCTACAATTAATCCCGAACTTGCAGTAGTAGTACCATGTGCATGATCCATTAAGTTGCTAAAGTAATTACCGCCAATTACTGTAACAGCGTTTGAGTTTGCAGGATCACCAATAAATAGCCTCTGCCCCATGTTGCCCTGAGTTCCAGAGCCACCTGAGAATGCTAATTCTCCTGCGTTTAACGAACTGGGTGCGGTAGTACCAGTTGTCCTTTTAATTTTAATTATATTTGTTGCCATTTATTTTTCCTAAAATGACCCACCATCTAAGGTGAAAGTCGTGGGAGATGATCCCCCTGCTGAGGCAATAGTATGCCATTCGTATCCACCAGATACTTGTCTGTAGACAAATAATTCTTCTGTTGAGGTATTATACCATAAATCTCCTTCTGCTAAATTACTACCCGAAGGAGTGGAACCTTGTCTGTAAAATTGGTCTGCTAAATCAGCTAAGGCTTCTTGCATATTACCACCAGGTAAACTACCTGTTTGTGTGTAAACTATGTCTCCTGCAGAGCCTGCTTGAAGTGTTAAATCACTTGTTGTATTAATAGTAATAGGATTATCACTTTGATTTAAAGTAACTGTATTGTTAGTTTCATCAACGGTTACATAAATTGGATTTTCAGTTATAGTTACTGTTATTGCCATTATCGAGTTACCTCTGGGTTAACGGTAACTGTGCCCTCCATTATACGAGTAACAGTTCCGCTACTAGCCGTAATCTCTAAATCGTATACATACATTCCTTCTTCAATTGCTGCCGTAGTGCTATTGGTCATCTGCATTGTTATCTTACCAGCACTAGCGTCACTAATCGTGCACGTAAAAGTGCCCACCACCGTACTCGAGTCGTGGGTTGATCGCATCTTAGACGCAACCGAGTAGCCTGTTAGATCCATTACTGCATTGTTTTCTTTCAGGGTTAGAATACGGTTAAACGTCGCTCCTTGCTCTAATATGAAATTGTAAGTTCCTGCGCTCATTTATTTTTTTCCTCCATTTGTATAATTATACCAAAATTTAAGGTATATGTCAAGAATTATTTTTCTAAGGGGTGTGCTAGACCCGAATTTATATGTTATATTTCTAAGTATCGTTGCATTAAAAAATTAGCATCTCTATCTGCTTGTTTATCTGCTTGATTCATCCATGTAGTCCAATCTGCTTTAGTAAGTTTATTTTCTATATAATCAACTGGCTCAACTCTATCAACCCTTGTTTTTGCAATTGCAGCATTAGGATCTGATACGTAATAACTGCTCTGACCTTTAGGGGTGTAATATGATGCAGACTCACCTCCACTATATAAAAACCAAGCTTTTGTGTTTATTATCGCCATATCGTCATGATATCCTTTTCCTCTTTGATCTGGGTGATAACAAGTAACTATGTGCTCAGAATGAGTGCCGTTCAGCCAAGTCTTAGTAAAACCTACAAAATCATTTGTTGATTTTTCATAAACCATTTCTATTAAATAAAAAGGCTTTGGATAAAATGATCGGGGGTTTACACTATTATCTTCTGTAGGCATACCCACTCTTTGAGCCTCTGCTTTTGTATTTTCTGTCATTCCTACATCTTTCCAAGTTTGATTTAATTCTGAAATCCAAATAGGGAAAACATCATCAAATTCTTTTGTGGGTATTACACCATCAGCTCTCCAATCAGCTCTAGCTAATAATATATTTGCTTTATCTTCTGCCCTATCTAAAAGAGGCTGAATGTAAATATTGTCATTTGAATATCTATAAGTAACTATCATATTAACTCCATGTTAGTGAATAAGTTTGTGATTTATAAGTAGATTGAGCCCCCGCATCAATCCAAGCTGTCCAGTTTGAAGAAGTTATTGTACTCCATCTCCAATTTCCTTGATTAGTTATATACCCGGTCCTATCAGTTCCAGTATATAAAGTATCTAAATAATGACTAATATCTGTTGGTAACTTCATTTCTGCTGAAGTTGCTTCTAACCCTTGAAAATAAAATTTATGTCGTAAAACGCCCACTTCTTTATAATAACCATTATCCCTTGCTGAAGGTATTATAGCTGTAAATTTCGATTCAACTTTTTGATCTATATATACAAATCTATGAAAACCTACTATACTATCATCACTTTTTTTACAAACTGTAAGAAACATAGAGCCAGTTCCCGAAGAACTTGTTAAAGCTGCACTAACTGCTGCTGCATTAGCTTTATTTTCTCTATACCAATAATACTTTTGAGAATTAGAATCAGGATTCACTGAACCAGGACTAAAGTCAACCGCAGTAGCCAATGTACTCATATCTGACTCCTGTGCTTTTCTTAGGTATATATTTTCTCCTGTTATTTTAAATGCCATATCTTTTTTTCCTTACTCTCTGTGAGGTTATTTGGAGCTCCCTCCTACTTAAAATCCCACCCAGATCCATCAACTATCTCAGCTTTTAAAGTACATACTACACTATTTTTTGTTACTGTAGTAGTCTGTATGCTTCCTGCAGATGTTGCACCTCCTAAATTTATTGTTGCACTTGCTCCATTACTAACTGTTTGCATTATTGCCAAACTTGTTGAAGAATTAGCTGTTGAAGCTCTGATTACTGTTGTACCTAAAGACGTTCCCGCTCCATTATACCATGTTATAGTCCAATCATTTGTAGTAGAACTAGGAGTTAAATTATTATTAAGATTTGACCATACATGCATATTACTTCTATCTATACTAAAAGTTGTTACATTCGTATTTAATAAAGTACTAGTACTGGTTAAACCTGTTCCACCTACACCTGCAGGTAGAGTTCCAAAACTAAAAGTACCACCACTTACCGATAAGGCCCCTGTTTTACTTGAAACATCTTCTCCAAAACCACCTCTAGCTTTTCCTAAAGTTCCTGAGGATATATTACCTGCGTTTGTTGCATCTGTATTTGGTACATTACTTAAACCTACATGAGTTTTAGTAGTGCCTTCTCTAATAGTAGTTGTTGAATCTTGATTAGCTGTAGCTCCTGCTGCAGCTCCTGAAGTAACGGTTGCTACCGCTACACTATTAACTGTTCCTGTGACATTTCCACTTACAGCCCCAGTATGAGTACTACCTAATATAGTAGCTGTTGAATTATTATCTACATTACCTAAGCCTACATCTGATTTAGTAGTACCTGCTCTTATAGTAGCAGTTGAGTCATTATCTACATTACTTAAGCCTACATCTGATTTAGTAGTACCTGATCTAATAGTAGCTGTTGAATCATTATCTACATTACTTAAGCCTACATCTGATTTAGTAGTATTACTATTTGTTAAAGTAGAAATAGAAGTTAAGCCTGTTCCACCACGAGCTGCAGCTAAAGTTCCTGCAGTTGCATTTCCCAAATCTCTCATATCTACATTAGCTACATTACTTAATCCTACACTAGCATTTGATAAAGTTACTCCACTCCCTGCATTTGTTAAGGTTAATGCTCCTGTAGAATTATTTATAGCTAAAGCTATGGACGAGTTTTTAACTGCACTATCAGCTAATACTGTGCCGTCAGATTCTTTTAAATTCACTCCTGCTACTGCTCCTATTGAAGCTATTTCTTTCCATTGTATTGTCATATTTTTCTCCTATAAATCCACCAACTCATGAGTTCTACCGTTGGCTAATATTACTATTGTTCCTACATTGTAGTCTGTTGTAGCTGGTAAAGTATTATTACCTAAAGTAACAACATTTCTTAGATCAGGTTCTGCACGCCACCACCCAGTAGTTGAATGTATTGCTGCCGCATCATCTGCCATAGCAACATATTTTAGGGGAGGACTAAAGTCGAGATCATACCAGTGATCATCTTTGTTTACTTCATAAGTACTACTACCATCAGGCATGGCAGACTGTCTAAATATCATGTGCTCTCCCTCATTTGCATTTTTTGGAGTCCCCCAAACATATGCACCACTACTTATAGTTCCTGTACTTTGATAAAGTCTTTGTGGAAGAGTTCTTGCTATATTTGGGTCCTCACTCCAACCACTAGGAACATTTAATCCATCTGCGCTCGGAGCACTTGGAGCTATATTAGCTGCTTTATAAATTACTTTTGTAGTAAGGGTTCCTGATGCTCCTGCTTTAATTTGAGTAAAGGTTTGTTTCTTAACTACCGAAAAGTTATTCCCCGCTAAATCTTTTCCTGCTACTGTGAAAGTAATACTTGCTGTTACTTGATCTGTTGCACGCCAACCACTAACATTACCAAAAGTTACTCCATCAGAAGTATCTGTTGGAGTTTGATCTACTGTAAGATCATCTGTACTGCTTGTTTGAGACTCTACAGCAGTTACTTTATACTCTCCTGCTGCAGCTGTTCCTGACGCAATGTAATCAAGAGTTGATCCTCCCTGAAGTACCTCTATAGTTGTACCGCTATCATTATAAGAGCTAATAGCCCCAGTGTCATCTGCAGGTAAAGCTACTGCATCATTTGCTAATATAACTGTTAAAGCATCAGTTCCATCTTGTACTGCGTAAATATTAATTGTATCGTAAGCAAGCTCGTTTTGATCTGCGTCTGCCACTCCCACCCTCATAACCTTACTATCAGTTCCAAAAGCTGCTTTAGTACTAGGGATAGCGAAGGTCTTCGTATCTGTAGCTCCAGAACCGTCTGAATAATTACCTTCTGCAGTACCGTCTGTTGTAAATTTAAAATAAGGATCAGTGAAGTTAATTGCAGTTGCAGTTAGTGTTATATTACCACTAGGCTCTGGGTTTGCTCCATTTCCATCATAAATTATTGAGTAATCATCTGCAGCTAAATGAACTGTTTTTGAGTCAGTTCCAGATGCTCCAGGTTGAACGAGTTTTATTATATCACTCCATTCACTATCTGGTATAACATCAGTAGCAGTATTACTTGATGCAGTTGCTGTAATTGTCCATATATATTTATTAGTAGAACTTACAGAAGGCTGAACAGTTGACCAACTACGAGCATTTGTAGCAAATGCTCCTAAAGTTGAAGTAGCAAATGTATAAGTTGCGTTTCCTTCAGGCTTTCCGTTATTACTTCCTGCTGAAGGTTCGGAATCTGTTGCTGTTGCTTGCCATAATTGTACTGTTGCAGAATTTAATCCAGCTAACCCTGATGCTCCTAATTGGACAGGGTCTGTCCACTCTGAAGCAGCTATAGTATCTGTTGCTCCTGTTCCACTTGCAGTTGCAGCTATAACATATAAATCGTCTGTTCCACTTGGTATCTCTTTTTCCCAATCATTAGCTAAACTGCTTGTTGTTATTTTACCTGCGTCAGTTCCTGTTAAAGCAACTGTTACATCTCCTGCATCAGAAGTAAGTGCACTAGAAGATCTTTGATATGCATATACTAATGCATTTGAAGTTCCAGTTACAGAAACTCCTGCTTTTGCTCTTGATATTGTATAAATTTTATCTCTTGTTACATCATTTGTGGTATCAAGGCCGCCTAACATACTGCCCTTAACTATCGCTCTGAAAGTTACTGTAGCTACATCGGAACTAAGTGCTGATATTGAATATACTCCAGTAGTTGCATTTATAGCTGCTGTTACTGTTCCTGTTGTGCCTTGTACACTAAATACTAAATCTGACGCTTGATAACCCGATATATCTTGAATTTTATCATTTCCATAATATACTAAATAAGTTCCTCCCGCTCCAGTAAAGCTCGCTCCTGATCCATCAGAATTTGTGGGTACAGTATGTGATTCATTTGTCAATATCCCGGTAACAGTATTCTGTCCGTCTTGTATTGCGTAAATTGAAACTACATCTTGTGCTAAAAGAGTTCCTGAAGTTGATCCTTGCCTAACTTTAACTGTAATTTTTATTGGAGCATCTGTTGGGCCGGGTTCATCTGCGTCAGGTAAAGTCCAAGTAGAAGTTGTAGTATTTTGTTTTGATGTTGCTCCAACTAAGAAGTCATAATAAAGAGTTCCTGACATACCTTGTATATCAGTAGTAAAATTAATAGTAGATTGTTCATCTGATGCTTCTTTATTCCAATCAATTACATGGCTACTTGGTAGTAATTTAACACTTGTTGCCCCAGCACTTATTGATAAAGAAGTCCCTAATTCTCCCGCTGAAGCGTTCCAAGCAGAATGTATAGTACCTGTTTTACTCCCTTTCGACATAGTTGACATTCTTTTATGTCTAATCCAAAAGTATTTATTCTCCGCAACAGTAGAAGTAAATGTATATGAAGTTGAATTATCTACAGTTGCTAATAAAGTTGAAGAATCTCTATCATCTGAACTATTATACCATATTTCTGTAGAATCAGTTCTTTCATCAAAAGCATTATTATCACTTACACCATTCTTCCAAGTTATAATTATAGAACCATTTTTATCTGTAGTAGCATCTAAGTCTGTAGGCTTTGGTGGAATAGGTAGAGTATAAGAAGCAGAACTTTGACTCATAACATTACTAAATTGTTGTTTAGTGATTTCATAAATGCTATCATCATACTCTGTAGCTTTTACCGAAACATTACAATTTGCTTGAAATGAAAGGTTATCGATTCTAAACAATTTAGAGCTCCACCCAAACGGATCATATGTTATAGCAATAACTTGTCCAGCCTTTAATAATAAGCCTCTTGAACCGACAGTGAAACTTATTTCTTTTGAGAACCTACTTTGATATAATTCTTTTTCGGCTCCAATTCTACCATTATAATAATTTGTTATTCCTGTAAAAGGAAATTGTCCGTTCTTTACTATATTTCTATCTGCTTTTAAAAAGTCAGAGTTAAAGAAAGTAATGCTTCTAGACCCAAAATTATTCTGTGGATCAGCTATACTAGCTTTAACTGTATTTTTGGCTTTCTTACTAGAATTATCTTTTAAGGATATTCTACCTATTATATCTGAATTTTCTATATAATACGGATTAATATTCTCTTGATTAGCATTTAAACTTATAGTTGGTGCGTCCATTTGAGTTTCAACATCTAATGTGTATTTTCCATTTTCATAGGAAAGAATTCCATTAAAGTGAGAAAGTAATGCATTCATATTTGCAAAAACAGATTTACCAGTATCTAATATAAAGTTAGTTTGGTGTCTAGTTACTTCTCTTTGATGATGATGATCCCACCCATAATATTTCCAATATTTTACCCAATCTGAATCATATAAAGAATACTCTACTGGGGTTCCTTGTCTTTTTTGCACATTTAAAGTAGAAGCACTACCACTTCCTGAAGTTTTATGTACTACAATAGGATTGGCTCCTACATTATCATCATAATTTCCGATATGTAATAAGTTAGCAACTGTTGTTTGACTCCCATGTGAAGGTACAGTTGAAGGAGGGGTTGCTATATCTGCAGTAGCTCTGTAGTAGGCTCCAGCATCAGTATATACTATATCTCCTGTATTAAGTGATGTATAAGTCGAATATCTTTTTGCAAACTTATTTATAACTTGAGTAAGAGTAATAGTATTACCACTTGCATCAATACCCCCAGCAGCTACTTTTCCTGAGGCAACATGAGTTCCATCACTTGCTCCATTATGGGTTAAAGTAAATATATCTCCTTCTGCTATCCCTGTAATACTTTCTACTTTTAATTGTATGTTTGATCTAGAATCACATAATTTTGCAGCAGATATAAAACTAGATAAATCTACATCTTCAGCTAAATCTGCTCCTTTACCATAGCGTTTACTTGTTAAGTAATCTAAAGTTTGTATGGCTGGATTAGAAGAAGCTCTTAAATCTTTTCCTCTTCCTGATATTGTAAATTTATGAGTAGTTAAAGGTGGCGTAAAGAAAGGAGTTTCTATAGTTACTACATCAGTAGTAGTATTAAATCCAATAATTTCTCTCCATTCTCCTGTTGTTTCATTTATTAATCTAGCTCCTATTTCGTGCTCTGTTTGACTAGTTGCTGCGTGTGTAAGATAATGGTATTGAGTTGTAGTACGACCACTATATAATTCTCCAGTATTAGTTATATTAGCTACGGCACTTACACTAGATAAATCAAATGCATCTGCTGGTCTAATTTTATTAGTTCCAAAAGAACTTATTCCTGTATAATCAGTTCCATCAAAAGTTATTGTATTTCCACTCCAAGTTCCTTTTAAAACACCGTACTTTAAACCTTTTGTATGGTCATAATCATGACTATAATCATCATACCAATCTGCGTTATAAAATTGAAACTCAGTATAAGTATTTAAAGCAGGGGTTCCAGCTGTTGCATCTGCTACTGTTGCTGTTAGTTTACCACTAGCTACACCTAAAGTTGCTGTAGTCCATTCATCTGGGAAAGCTGTCTCTGTAGATACTACAGCATGATTCCAAGTAATCATATACCAATAATCATTTCCATTTTTTAATCTTAATCTAGTTTGAGTTGGAGTTGCACCCCCTAAAGCAGGAGTAGTATCTAATCTAAAACGCCAAGTTGTAACTCCCCTATGGTTTGTAAATTCATATTTATCTAAAATTTTAAACTTATTATTTGTCCAAGTACCTGTAGTATCTGTTGTCCAACTTGAACCATCAGAACTATATTCAACTGTATATATTGAACCCTCTACAAAATTCGTATGAGCAGCACTTGTTACTGAAGGGTCTGGTAAATAAGTATTATCATAATTATGACATTCTAAAACCTTCCCCTTTACAATATATTCTATCTCAGGTAATGAAGTTTGATCAGCATTAAGTTCAAACGAAGTAGCTACATAAGCTGTATCTAATAATCTATGAGCGGGACCCCAATAAGGTAAATTTCCATCATAATAGTCATTTTGTCTTTTATAACCCCCTAAATTTGCAACCGCTGCACCCCCTGAACCACCGCCGCCACTAAATGTAACTCCTACAGGCGTATCTACAGGTGCATACCCAGTTCCATGATTATTTACTGTTATATTTCCTAATACATCAGTTTCTCCATTTTCTGCAGTTCCTAAAGTTATACTTCCTATAGTTGCTTGAGTTCCGCCACTATCAGGAGCATCTATTACTCCAGTAGGAGCGCTAGTATAACCATCTCCAGGATTTGTTATAGTTACAGACATAACTTTTGTAACATTTTCTGCTGGAGTTACTAAAGAGTCACAAGCTTTTTGATTTGCTTGTCCAGTAAACATTGTACTAGATAAAACTCCGCCATCTCCTAGATTAATTTTATAAGATTCGTCATGATTTAATCCTTCTGTTGATGCAGTTAATCCTTGAATATTTTGAGGAGCTACGCTTCTATATTTTAAAGGAGAATGAGCTGAATCTTCTACAGCGTCTTGATGCCCAGTAGAAAAAGGAGTACCAATAAGAGGTACATGGGTTCCCGCCATAGTAGCTGAAGATGGAGATAACCCTGCCATTACTCTTTGTTCATCTGCTGTTGAGTAAGGAGCTGTTCTCATTAAATGACCATTTAAAGTATCTCCTTTTGACATATTTCCATAACATTGTAACTGAGTATTGTCTGTATCAGTTCCATTAGTAGCATTTCGTATATCATAATCATTATCATCAGTACAAATTAAAGGAACATCATCTATGTATATATTATATACACCATGAATTTCTCCTTCACAAATAGCATCAGCTGTATAAACTTTTTTAGAATCACTATTTAAAGTATCTGCAAAAATTGGAACAGAATTTAGTCTTTGAACTCCATAAACTACAGGAAGATGTTTTCCTTGTAAATGAATATTTAAATCTACTTCATTTTGAATATCATATTCCCAAGTTTCAGTTACATAATACTTCTGACCTGTAAGTCCTGCAAAACCACCCCTTCTTTTGGATTTCAGTTTAGAGCCTTGACCTTTAGTATTATATATGGCTATAGCGCTTAATGAAGTTTCAGAATGTAAAAATCCAAGATCTCCTGCATATTCTGGTCTAATTCCTTGTTCAATATTTGGTTTACCTCTTGCATCTAAAGATCTATGAGTTTCATCAGTTGTTAATCTTCCTTGTATTCCTTCAAAATCTCCCCAATGACTAGTTACTGACCAATCAACTATCGTATTAGTGCCATCTTCTGATAAACTAGATGAAGCTACAATCCCTTTAAAAACTAAAATTGATGTATTACCAATTATACTTCCATCATCAGGATCAATAAACACTTTATAAACAAAAACTTGTCTATGCAAAAAACTAGGACTAGCTAAACTTGTATCTCGAGAAATGGCTCCTGCTTCAATCTGCCTATCTTCTAAAATTGAGGTTACTTCTTGAGATTTAAGAGAAATAGTAAAATCATCAGTAAGACTTAAAAAAGCACTATCATCACTATCATCTCCTGTTCGTGAAAATTCAAGAACAGTATTATTAGTTCTAAATCTATTAAGAAAATATGTATTTGAATTTTCAAAAGTTAAGGTTGCTCCAGAACTAACTGATACTAATTTATCCAAAGTTAAGGTTGCACTATCAATACTTACTACTTTTGTATTTGTACCGATACCTGTACCTGTAACTATAGCTCCTTCCTTAATCTGAGAATTAGCTGAAGATAGAGTTATAATATATTTATTAGTATAAGCGTTACTATCAACTGCACTAGTTGTTGTATTAGTAAAGGTTATTAAGTCTCCTTCTTTAAATCCTTTCTCTGTAAAATCTAATACTTCCCCCTCATAAATTGTAGAAGTTGGAGTAAATCGTCCTACAGTTACACTATCTACTGTTGCTGTTGATAAAGCTCCATTTAAACTTACTGCAGCCCCTAAATCTTCTCCTGCTAAAGTAAGTTTTAAACTTGTTGCTCTTGCTATTGTTGTTTCAGAATAATTACCTATCTTAAGTACTCTATTAGCTCTATAGGTCATTGCCCCATTAGAATTTCCATCTTGGTCTGTAGTTCCGTCATTGTACGAAATATCGTGCGCAGCATCTGTAAAGTACGCATATCGTTCTTTATTTGTTCGGAATTTTCCTGTAAGTGGATCGGGATCGAACGGACGTTCGAATTTTACAAGATGGGCATACTGTAGCGGCTCATTCGAAAGTAGATGAGTTTTAATATTCGCATTTATTGATCTCTCAGTTGACATTTTAAGGTTGAGCCTCTATTAAATTTAATGAAAATGTATATAGATTGTTTGTGCCTAAAGAGTATTCTCGAATATCGCCTTCTTGCATAACCCTAAAAGTAGGGTTGGTATAAGTTAGAGTAGAATTATCTGCTACTCCTTTCTCTACAGAAGGAATAGTATAATAAACTCGTTCATCTGATGCGGGTTGTGTTCCTCCTGTTAAATAATCTGAATTAGTTAAAACTCTTACAATTCTATATGTTTTCTTATGGTTTGAGTTATTACTGTCCGTAAAGTTAAACATATCACCTGGTCTTAATCCTCCAGTAACGCTTCCGAAGCCATCAACTTTAAAGTTTGTTGCTCCTGCTGTTATTGCCCCATCAACGCTTATAGTTCCACTAGTAGTAGTTCTAGGACTATTATATTGAGGTAATACTATTTCAAAAGGTTTTAATTTACCTCTTTTTTCTAAAAGAAAATTATAAATTGGTTCAAATTGATTTCTAGTTAAAGGATTATATTGTATTGAGATTTTCCATCTATGAGCATGAATCGTTCTCGATGATACCCTTCCACTATTTGTTACACTAGTGGCTACAGGTTGCATAGAGCTTACTTTAACCGAAGCAAATCCAGGTCCTTCTGTATAATTACTTGCATGACCATCTCCAGCCTCATTTAACCCCCAATTAGGATCGGGAAGTCTGTTTGAAAAAGAACTAAAATTTGCCATTATCCACCACCTGCTTCACTTGCATAAACTTGAGTATCTACTTGTTCTAAAAATCTTTCCCCATTGTCATTCGCTGCTTCTCTTATCATTCCTATTATATGTCCTCTTTGTCTAAGTAGTACGTCTTCTACACCTGCAGCATCTACTGCGTTTATTGTAAAGTTTACATTACCAGCTCCACCACCTAACTGGTCATTTGGAGTTACTTCATACCCCCCTCTTGGAGCTATTACTTCTGGGCCTCTTTCTCCTACGAGAACTCCTCCAGCTCCATATCCACTTCTTAATCCAGCTGCTCCTCCTGTAGGTTTCCAATTTGATGCTGATGTACCATATCCTCTTTGACCTCTTAAGTAGCCTAATTCTCCACCTGTTGCTCCTCTAGAAACATCTACACTTGAGCCTCTCTTTCCTATATTTAAAGCTGTATTTGGTGCTGTGGGTTTTGACATATCAGGTTTTTCTCCTGAAAAAGTTTGAGACTTAATTGCTTTTATTTGCATCATAGTCATTGCGGTTGCCATACCTCCCATTAATAGCCCCATAGGCCAGAAAGGTTTAGTAGAAAAACCACTCTGTATAGCAGCAAGTCCATCTATAATTGCACCAGCTAATTGTATTTTCTTATTTTGTTCAAAAGCTTTTTTCTCAATTTGATACTTTTTCATCTTTAACTGCTGGATTTTTGCAAGAGACTCTTTAGACTTTCCATCTCTTTTTTCTTCTGCTTTTATTTCATTATCTATTGCGGCTACTTTAGCTGCTGAAGCGGCTTGCATCATTTGACCAATACCGCCTATCATCTGAGTCACTCCCTTTATACCTTCAGCAGATTTGAGTCCATTTTCTTTTATTGCAGTTAAACCATCAGCCATTCCATAAGCGCCTGCCATAAAGTTTGCATATGCTTCCCCTGTAGGGCCAAGTTTTGACATTTCTTCAGTAAATTTACCTGTCATCACTTTCATTAAACTAATTTTTTCAGCAAAAGTAATTACTCCGTCTTCTCCTGTAAATTGAGCATCATCGCCTGTTCGTCCCGCGTCTGTTTCTCTTTTCTTTGCTTCTTCCGTAACTCCTCCTACACCTCCAGGATCTCTAGCAGCTGCGAGAGCTAATGCATATGCATTAAGATTATCTCCTTCAACTGATTGTTGTATTGCAGTTTCGAAAGATTCTAATAAAGCTCCTGTATATTTAAGTTTTAATAATTTTATATTATCGTCTACAGCAGTTGTACTTAATGTTTCCGCGTCTTTAATAGCGCCTTGAATAAGCTTTACGTCGTCCTCACTCATTGGAGGCATATTCGCTAATGCCAATTGGCCTTGTAGTAATACTAATTCAGCTTCTTGGATTCTGGCTTTTGCGGCTATCATCTTCTTTTCTGCTTCTTGCCTAAGTATTGCTACGTCTAATTCATATTTTGCAGCATCAATTTTAGCTTTTGCTTCTTCTACACCTGTTTCTGCAAAACCTCTACCTCCTTCAAAATTTGCTATTTTTCTTTGAAGTTTGAACATTTCCTGTTGTGTCTCGTAAGCTTTCTTTTCTAATTCATGTTTCTTCTTTAAAGTTTCAAAGACTTGTATAGTTGCCTGATGTACTCCAATTGTTTCAGCATGCTCTGCCTGCAAGTTTTTCATTTTAATTTGAAAGTTTAACTGCTCTAAAGAATATACATCAGCTTTCTTTAGTCCTAATTCTGATGCAAGTTTTATTTGGTCTTCAACAGATAATTTTTCAAAAGTTGCTATATCTACTTGTTGCCCCTTTTTAAGCTTCATAAACCCAAGATCTATATCTCGTGCTGCTTTTGTTGCTTCAATATTATCTACTAAGAAACCCCTTTGTGCTGTTTGTACTCTCTTCTCTAATTCAAATTTTTTCTTTGTTAATGTATTTGTATGTTTTTGCATATTAATACCAGATTTTTGAAGACCATTTATAGTTTTTTGAGTTGCAGATATATTTTTAAGTTCTTGTGCAGTAACTAATAAAGTTCTTTGTAAAACAGAAGCATTTTTGGCAGCGTTTCTAACAGCATCGTCATAACCCCCCAATATCTCTAAGTTTTTATCTAAAGTGCCATGTATTTTTTCTAGCTTAGCTATTTCCTCCTCCTTCTTCTTTTTAGTCTTATCGGAAGTATTAATTTTCCATATCTCATCTTCTAGCATCTTTACCTTATCTAATTGATTAACAAAGTCTTTGCTAACCATACGAGCTGTAGTATCCCCCATCGAGGATAAAGCTTTTCCAGTCTCTAATAATGCTTTTGCTCCCTTTTCTGGGATTAAATTAGCTAATTTTGCTTCTTTATCAATAGTGTCAAGACTAAGTACTATAGTATCAAAAGCATCTGATAATCTATCAACTTTTGTTGTTTTGGCAAAAGATTGCATAAATTTAGAAGCTTCTTTTTCTGCTTCTACTAATCCTGTATGCATACCTCGTACAGCAGCTCCCAAGCCTCCCATACCATCTTCCATATCTTGCATGCCCCCAGCTAATGCTATTACTAATTCTTTGGGATTTTTGATTCCTTCACTCATTATATTATTAAACTTTCTAGCGGCGGATTCTGCAATCATTGGAATTTCACTCTTTAATGCATTTTGAAATGTTTTCCACTCATCACTATCTTTTACTTGAAAAATTTGAGTTAACTGTTCTTTAGTTAAGTCTATTGCATTTTTACCTATCAAGGAGTCCATCTTCGCCCCTACCTCTGCTTCTGTCATATCTACCAGTACTGCCCTACTAGCATACCCAGAACTAGCGGTATAAGTTTTGCCAAAGTTCTCAGCTCTTTCTGCTGCATTTTCTTCACTCATTCCCATGCTATAGTCTTTGCTTGATAATTCTCTGAGTCTTATAGTTTCTTTTAATTCTTTATTTACTTGCTTAATACTATTACTTATTTGTTCAAAATTTTGTACTTGTCTCTCCGCTGAACGACGGATTGTTTCATTTGTTTTACGATATGAGTCTGCTATTTTTGCCTGATTTTCAAGTACTTCATTTAATTTTTCTTGTTGTTTTACATATGCCTTATGTTCTTTTGTGTTATAAAGTTTATTCCAAATTGCATATAGTACTCCTGCTATAATAACTATAGCTCCTATTAATGGGAGCCAACTCATAAAGGCTGCTCCTATAGCTTTAGCTTGTGCTCCTAATTGAGTCATACCAGCTTTTAATTTTGCATTCCCAATTCGTAGCTTCTTGGTTACTTTATTTCCATGTTCCATACCTTTAGCATTTTCTACTAATTTATCCCTTAAATCTCCATATCCATCTTTTAAATCACCTAATGTCTGCCCAAGGCTTGCTCCACCCTGTGTATATACTGCAATAGCACGAGAATTTGCTTGTGCTTGATCTGCTATTATACTAGCTGCATCTGCTTTTACTGCAGCAGCTCCATGTTCACTTTCTAAAGCTATTAATTTTCCAAGTTCTATTTGCTCTTGTTGATAGGCTATAATTCTTGCTTCATGATCCGCCTTTTCTTTTGCAGAATTAAATACTCTTCTTTTATGAAGTTGCCTTTCTCCTGCCGCTAATTTTGATTTTGCTATTGTTAACTCCTTAACCCCCGCATTACCTGCTACATAATCTGCCATAGTTTTTTTGAAAGCCTTTGATCCTACATCAGCGTCCACAATACTTGCAGCAATAGCATCTTTTGTACTTTTTAATGAACCTGCTGCTGCATCAGCTAAACCTCTTAAATTTTTAGCTGTTCTGGCTGCTCCTTCTCCAGCATTAGCAAGAAAAGGTAACATCTTACTTGCTATAGTGCTACCAAATAGTATCATAACTCCAGCAAGAACTGTCATATTTTCAGCTAAAAATCCAACTACAGCTCCTAAGCGTAAAGATTCATTAACAAAAGTAAATATATGCTTAGTTAAATCTGCAAAAGTTGCTCCTAATTTAGCATATACATCAGTTTCAACACTATCAGCAATATGTCCAAATTTCATTTCTCCTTGTTCAAGAATTGCATTCATAAATGCTTGTCTTTTTTCCATCTGAGTAAGAGCAGTTGAAGCTTTACCTAATTGTACAGCATAATCCCGCATAGCATCATCTACACGAACCATAATACCTAATTCATCTAATATTTCTGGCTCTAGCTTTATAGCACCTCTTGTTAATCTATCAAATGCATCTGGTAAGTTTCTACCTAATGTTATTGAAGCTCCTTTAGCTATTTTTGCTAGTCCTTCTAATTCAGCTCCACCAAACCCACCAGAAATACCTAAAGCGGCTCCTCTCATGGCTTCTTCACTAGATAAGGCCATACCTGTAATTTCTCTCAAACCATCAGCCACAACAGATAGAGTCTGCCCAGAGGTAGCTCCTAATTCTGTTAAACCTGTTTGAAGATTTTCAAATTCTGCTGCTCGAGAAAGAGCACTAAATGCTGCGGTCGCAGCAAAGACGTTAGCAGCTAATGTTGCATAAGCTGCCACCAAACCAGAGGATCCTCCCGATCCCATTGTTTGATTCATTTTTGAGAAGTTTTTAGTAGAATTCGCTCCTGCTTGAGCTACTCCTTTCTGTAATTTATGATATTTATTACCGCTTTTTGTAGCCTTATCTTGAGACTTATCTATTTTCTCAGTTTCTTTAGCTAATTTTGCAGCATCAACGGCGGCTATTTTTAACCCTTTACTCGTTGTTATAATTTCAATTAGTACTCTACTATCTGCCATTTTATTTTCTTTTTATTTTATCCAAACTCGCTTTAATTTGCCTTTGCGATTCTTTGATGGCTTCTGTTTCCATCACATGTATTAATTCCCAAATCCATTCTTTTTCTGAGGTATGTTTTATATTATAATACTCATATAAAAAATTAAGATTTGTATAATCTTTTCCAACAAATCCTACATCTGGGTAAACTCTATCTCCTAATGTATAAAATATATTAAGAGCTGTTATAATAGAATCGGGAAAATCCTCTTGATCTGGAGGACACTTATCCCAATCTATTTCTTCGCCAGTCTGCTCTACCATTCGCAGATACTGGTCTTTGGTCATACCTACTCTATTATGATCCAGGTATATTTTTAGTTTCTTTATTAGCTTCTTTTTGCTCTTCTGTACGAAAATTATCCAAGTCAAAGACTACCTCATTGAGCCAATTATCAAATTCACTTGAATTTTCTACAAGTTCTTTTGCATTTTCATCAGAATAGTCTAATTCAGTTTCTGTATTTTGTCCTTTTAAATCAACTAAAACTAAATCTTCTAAGTATTTTAGTTTGAGACCTCTCCAACCTTTTACAGTTGATTGTGTAAATTCTATTACAAATTTATCATCATCTAATTGTTCTTCAAACTGTCTAGTTTTTCTATTAAATTTATTTTGAGTACATTTTTTTCTAAGATTTACTAATTCTTTTCGGGAGAGATTCGCTAGTTCAACTTCAAATCCATCAAGACCAGGAAACTCAACCCAAGTGGTCTTACTGTCGACCAACAGGCTTTTTAGTTCCATTTATATTCTCCTAAGTTGAATATGAGATTTGAGTAGTTACTGGGTCAGTATTATCTAAAGATCTATAGTCATAGCTTTGAGTATAAATCTCAGATGGTTCCATTCTAGCTGTGTACATTACTGGGTTGATTTCAACTTCGAAAAAGTTAGCATCTCCAGATGTATTTTTTGCAATAATAGTTAAATCAGTATTAGTACTAAAATCATCAAATTGTGTTATATTATTATCTTGTTGGTACTGTCGTATTTCTCCCGATAATATACGATTACTCAGTACATAATTTGCAGGAAACATAGCATTACTAGAATTAGTTACTGATAAACTACTATGAAGGTTTTCGTAAGGAGTCCACTCTATATTATTTTGCAGATTTAAATTAACGCTTATAATATTATTCATATTTAAGCTATCTGCTGTAATAACAGGGTAGACTATTAGAGGGGTTCTTGTGGAAGACTCAGATCGAGCGCTTCCGGGAATTGAATAGCTTTCATCTCCAACTCTCGATAATTTAGTTCCTTCTCCTTCTAATCTAACTGTAAATTGATTTTGAGGTACAAAATCAAAACTACCACTAGTAATTACTGCACTTTCTAATTTGAAAGTACTGCTTCCTGTTTGTACATAGATATCAAATGATTTTAACTGTTCATTAGTTACATCACCCAATAATTCTATTACAACAGACTCATCTTTTTCAATTGTTAAAGGAACATCAAAACTAAACGAAGCTGGATTAGCTTTTGTTATAGTTGATCCTTCAAACATTTTTGATTGATCGTGTAAAGTCTTTACTGAATACGAATCTTCCGCAAATGTTTGATCAAAAGAGATGGCGGAAGAAGTATAGATTCTATACTTGTTCCCGCCATACACTATGTATAGTTTACTCTCACGAAGAAAACTATAAGACATTTTTTAAGACGCTACTGATCTGTCTCCTGATCCACTCGCTGCATAACCAGTTTGAGTGTGAGAAGTAGAGCCTAAATATTTAACTTTCATTTCATCTCCAGTTAGAAGATCGCTACCGTGAGCAGCAAATTCTACTGTTGTTGAGATTAAATCGCCTGTTTCAATTGTTGGTACTTGTAAGTGACATCTAGGCATATTAAATTCTACGCCCGGCGCTGTGAAGTCATCTGATCCCATAGCATCGCCATCGGAACCAACTGCACCAGCTACACCCATGTATAAACGTAAGTCAAATACGTTTGTAACAAGGTCAGTCGCTGCTGCTAAATCTGTTAATAGCTGATTAGAACCATTAGATTTCGTATCTAAATACATATTTAAAGAACCAGTAATAGTTCTTGCTCCTGTAAATGATCCTATTGGTTTATCAACAATACCAATTGTTTCTGGTGTTACATAAGTAACATTATTAGCTATTGTTATTGAACCACCTGTGATATTAATATCATAAGTTCTATCATCTAGTCCTCCAGATGCATTTCCGCCACCTTGGGCATCAGCATCTAAGTATAGAGACGATAATTTATTTCTTAAGTAATCAGCATCACTTGGGCCAACTGTATCTGCAAAGTTGTAGTTTTCTACATAAGTATCTGTACTTCCACTAGAGTGAGTCAAACTCGCTCCATCAGCATCATATGCTTCGATTTGATACTTAGAAGGATCTTCATATGCAGTTGTTACTTGGTCAATAGTAGTTGCATTACCACTCCATGTGATTTGTGCAATTCCATCGATAGAAAAATCAATTTCAGCCTGATTGATTTGAGCATCATTCAGTCTGTAAGTTGTATTTTCTAAGGCAAAGAAGATATTTAGTTTCATAAGTTCGTGAACATCTGATTCTACAAAGTCTACTAATGCTCCATTAGCTGTTCCTGTGCTTGTTGCTACAGCAGAGCCTGAGGCATCTGATAGCCCTGTACCTGCTAGTGCAGACCATAGTATATTTTCTACCATATCATATGTTCCGTCTGCTCTGAAACTTGCAGCTCCGTGCTTAAATGGTCGAACATAAGTTCCAAATGACCATTCTGCAGGAGGTAATGCATCGTTGAATCTTTTTGATCCACGATTTGGTGCAGAACCAGCTTCATTGATTGTTACATCAGTTGATTCACTTCCTTGAGAGAAACTATAACCGTCTAATACACCAACTCTAAAAGTATTGGCTGCAGTTGAGTTACCTCTGAAACGTCCTGTTCCAGCTCTTGCTCCTTCTGCTGTAGTTGTACCTGTTACAGTTTTAGCTGTAACAATCAATCCACTAGCTGAACCATTATTAGTTCCAGCATAGTTTTCTACTGCAGTTTCTGTTGCGGTTTCATCAGCTACAAAGCCATTTCCTCGAAAGTTGTTAGGAATAGCTACTGTTTCTACTGCTCCAGAACCTGATACAGATAGTACAATACATTTTGCATTTGCTCCAGAACCTGAAGTTGTACCTAAAGTGACAATATCTCCTACAGCATATCCAGTACCTTTAGTACTAACATAAGCTGTCAGAATTCCTCCACCTGCAGTGGGGACTCCATTTACGCTGCTTACAAATACTTTCGTATTTCTTGAAAGATTTAAAGCCATTGCTTTTCTCCTATCTTTTTTAGTCTTTGAAAGTACTTAGCTAGATTTTTATCTGCTTTGTAATTTCGATTTTTAATACCTACACTCTAAAACTAATGACCCTATTCCAATTGGGGCTAATGCGCCCTCATCAGTAGTCAATGTTTGTAAAGTTAAGGAAGTTGTATTTAATGCTGGACTTACTGTATCATCGTAAGTCAAAACATCATTATTATCTATTACCCTTTCTATATCTTCCATTAAAAGGGCTAGAACCTCTTGAGGATCTGCTTCGTTTTCGATATAACATCTAATTTCGAGTTGCAGAAACCTCCATTTAAAGCCGTCGGGCTGATACTGTCTAGTTTCATCTCCTGCTACCACACATACTTGTGGGTATTCGTTGATTGTATCTAAAAATTTTAAATGCCCATCAGCATTGTTAAATATGTTCGAGTTATAAGGGGCAACCCCATTTATACTCGTTTTTAATTCTTTTACTAAGGCATCAACAATCTTTTTTCTTGCTGTTCTATATGTTGATACCATTATATTCTCCTAAGTGTTAATTTTGCTTTCATAAATCCTATAGCTATATTTCTAATACTTTTTGATATTAAAGGTTTAGGATTATATGCTAAAGGCCATTTTCGTTTTCCTTTACTTTCGAATGTCTCATAAGGGCTTAACAAGTAAGAGTACTGTCCTGCCATTCCAGCTTGAGTAGCTGTTAAAGTTTCTAATTTTACTGAATTAGCAAATCTTCCTGTTCTATTCATTAAAGCAGGTCTTACCATATTCTTTCTTAGTTCTGTAGGAAGTTTTCTATTAATAGCTGCTCTTATTTTAGCTGTTTCTCTTAAGTCATCAACATTTGTTTCTACTGTTTTAACCAGTCTACCTTGAGCTTTTTGTCGTACTGAATCTAACTTTTCTTTTGCTCTGCCGACTTCCCTTGTATGTCTTTTCATTGCAGCACGTACGCCAGCTGTTGATGGCTGTTTCATTTTTATAGGCACTTTCCCCTTTTTAGGAGTAGGCGCATATTTTCTAGGCTTTATTCCTATAGCAGCTTTGGCAATTTGGTCTACTATTTCATTTTCTATAGGGACTGAACCTACTATTTTAGTATTCTCTATTGTTTTAGAATGTAAAGCATCTATTCTTTCTAGAGCCTCCTCCATTCCTTTTCCACCAAAAGGGCTTCTGCCAGGTATTAAATCATTTAACCAATGTGGCAATGTACCCTCAAAAAATCCTTTTTGAACTTTATTTGTATCTTCTGACATTACAGTCCATACTTGCTCGGCGTTTCCTGCAGCAGAATCTATAATTTTTCTTTTAAAAGTTGTTAAGTTCCATGTTTCACCTTTTGATTTAACATATTCTTCATAATCTTTTTCTACTTGTTCTGCTGTAGGTTCTTTTCCATTTGCATAAGCATGAGTTAAATATTCCATTATACCTATTGCGCTTTGAATTTTACTTATTACTTCGTCTAATCCAGCTTCTGCTTGATTAAAAATGAACTCTACTCCTGAACTTCTTGCTGATCCTATAGGTACTCTTTTACCCTTATCATTTGTTGTCATTCTTTTTCTACCCTTCTCTGAAGGGCGATTTCCTAATTCTAGTTTTGTTTCTTGTAAAACTATATACATAGCAACTGCTTTTGAAGCCATATTACTTATATCAGTATGATCAATGTTATAACCAGCTTTCCCTATAGTCATTCCTGTTAATGGTACATATAAAGCATTTAAAGCATTAAGTAAAGAAGCTTTAGTTCTACCATCAAGGGCATCTATTGCGTCTTTATTCTCTACCATCCATCGTTCAAACTCTTCGGCTGTATCAAATACTTCTCTAAAACACTTAAATAAGGAAGATTTCTCTACTGCTCCTGTTAATTTTTGGTTAATGTATTTTTCCTGATCTCCCGTAGCCAAAGCAGCTCCAAATTCCTTTTTTTGAGTCGCCATTACTTTATTAAAGTTTCGGTTACTATCACCAGGTCCAGCGGCTTCTGTAATTGCTTTTGTAAGACTAGATTGACCTTTCTTTTTTCTTCCCATTATTTATAAACCTTGTACATATCCAGTATTCTTTTTATGTGATCTGGGAATCCTGCATTATTTTTAATGCTAGTCGATACAGGGTTTTCAATCATTGCTCCTGCAATTTGTAATCGTTCTTTTCGTTCATCTTTAAGATAGTATTTAACTAAATCAAAAATTGCTAGTTTTAAATCTTCGGGACAAGCGCTATATCCAGCAGTATATACTACTTTTACAGCTTTTCTCCCTCTTGGAAATGCTTTATCAACATCTTCATTAGTACGAATTATACTATCAGTCATAGTATCAACAATATATTCATATTTACCACTACTGTCAGAATTTTCTGTGATTAGTGTAACATATGAATCTGCTTGTGATTCTCTTTCTGATACTGAAGTTACCGTATTAATAGGCCCTTCATCTAGCATAACTCTAGTAGTTGAATTATCTTTAATATCAAAATATTCAGTTTTTGCGGAACTATAATCATCTACAAAACTAGTACCACAATAGTTTTTAACAAGTTCGCTTACGGAATCAATTATAACATTAATGCGGGCGTCCATCGTTACTCCCGTCAACCCTGCGAAATCCTTATACTGTTGTAATGTTATTAAATCTGCCATTTTTCTCCTCTTAATTTTAGTGAGGGGATAAGTCTCCCCTCACGTAAAATCATTTAGCTATTAAGAGCCTTTATATTGATATGCCCATTTAGAAGTAGCGCCATCGATCATGTCGGTGAAGCCAATTCTTTGTGAAGCAACCAAAACTCTTCTTTGATTAGCAACTTCGTAGTCAGACTCTATAGTCATACCTCTTAATCTAGGTACAACATAGTTTCTAGGATACACTGCTATAGCTGCAGGCATATTTACTGCCGCAGTTGGGAACTCGTCACATACTAGGACTTTAGATCCAAATACGCTTCCGATTTCTCCTCTTAGCTTTGTTGCTACATCGCCAACTAAGTTCACATCTTGGAACTCAGCATCTTCTAACAGATTGTAATAAGCTGTAGAAGATACTATGTACACTACATCAGATGGGTTAATACCATATTTACCCATATTCTTTCTTAGTGCTAATAGCTTAAGTGCTGTCATTGAGTCAGATGCAAATGCAGTTGCTGATTGTGTTACATCACTATCAGCTTCAGCTAGATGCCAAACACCATCGAAAGATGCTCCTGAAGTACCAAAGGCACCATCAGCGTTGTTACCTAATAGTAACGCATTTTCTACGGCTCTTGCATGTGATCTAACAACCGACTCCCTAATTAAAGGTAGGATTGGTAGAATCGCATCTTCTTCAGTTTCATTACCTAAGTAAGATTGTGAAATAAGTTTTTTGGTTGAAAGAGTTCTCTCAGTCAAATCAACACCAGCGAAAGGTGAGCCATAAGTGTCTCCTCTTTCTTCTAAGTTACCATGTGGAGATGATCCACTAGCTGTTTGAGCTGAAGCGAATTCAGCATAACCAGCATCTGGTAAGATAGGTATGATTTGTGTAGCAGCAGACATTGTGATCTCTCTAAAGAGAGGCGCAAGTACTAACTGCAACTGGATATCTCTTTCCACATTTGTAGATACAGTTTGCTCGAAATCTGCACTCGAAACGCCAACACCCGAATGAGCGTTAACTTTTTGCATTACATCTTTCGCATAATCAGTATCCCAACCTCTTCCTGTAGCTAGCCCTAGAGTCCATGCATCATTTACATCGCTCTCGAAGGCTTTCTTCCAGTCAGAGTCGTTTCTGTCACCAAAAATTCTTTTAGACTCACGAATTGCTTCGATTTCGTCTTTTTTCTCAGTAAGCTCTGTTCTAAGTTCGTTGACAACTTTTTCGAGGTCTTCATGCTTTTCAGAAACACGTTTTTCAACATCTTCCATAAGCCTTTCAGCTCCAGACATGCCAACTTCTACTATTGTCTTCACTTTTTCTTCTTCAGCTTCTTTAGCTGCTTTAGTTTGAGCTTCTAGCTCAGCAGCTTCTTCTGCATCAGATTGTTCCTTAGCTTTTTGCTCAGCTTGTTGCATAGCAATCTTTGCAGCAGTTGCTTTCGCAATTTCTTCTGCATATGCTTTCAAGTCTACTGACCCAGCTTCTGGAGTTTTTGTGTCCTTAGACATAGGTTTCTCCTGTGAAACGGTTTTATCCGTGGCTTGTGGCGTACCAACTTCATCAATATTAACTGTGTCTGTTGGTGTAGCCATGTTATTAGATATAAAAGTTTTCTTAAACTCCTCGTATTCCTCTTGAGAATCGAAAGATTTCGCAATAGAAAACATAGCAGTCTGGTTAGCTGGAACACTAACGACTGATACCTCAAAAAGTTCGGCGTCTTTTATCTTATATCCGTCAGTTTCATCATTATAATCAGCATCCTTGACTCTGAAACCAACGGAAAAGGCTCCAAGAACGCCGTCTTTTATTAAATCTTTTATTTCACCTGCTGATTTAGAGATTTTTGCTCCCACCTCTAAACCATGTTCGCTCACTTCCATAGAAGTAGCGCGACCAATCGGCTTATTATAGTCATGATTGAACAAAATTATAGGATTTTGTTTAAAATTCTCTAATCCATTTGATTTTGTCCATGCATCATGGTTAATAACATCTCCAGTACGATC